GCTGAACATTTTGTGATGAATGCAACGGAGGAGGAAGCGCGGCGAGGGCTTACTAGAGTGATGGCGGAATTTGGCGAACTCCTGGGTAAGGTAAACAATGCCCTTTCAATCAGTTCAGCAAGATCCAAAGCGTTAACAGCTTCCATGATGAAATAAAAAAGCCTGGCAAGGAGCCAGGCTGCACAAAAGAGCGGGTTTGTATTCCGCATCCAATCAATCAAGAAAGAGTATAGCACACAGGTACTGAAGTGAAAAAATGTGATTCTCGATTAACAAAATATCTACCATTGCTCTAATTGATTGCTATAATTGAGCCGCAGTTTTTGTCAACTACGAAGACGTTGCCATTATAGACTCCGTGACATCATTGGCGGCCGAAAGGCCGCCTTTTTTAATCATTCAGCCGCCACCGGTTTTAACAAGCCAGCTTCGAGCAGTTTACGCGTCAACCACTGCTGGCCTTTACCCGTTAATTGGGGCGTCAGCCGTATCTGGTAACCATCTTCATCATCCAGCACCACTTCTTTCACCGTGAAATACCCGGCGTTGATGTATTGCTGGAACGGCACATTTTTACGTCCACCGGACGCTATCAGGATGCCGTTCTCCCGTAACCAGGCAAACAACGCGTTTTGCTTAAGCCCAACAACCTTTGCAAAATTTCCAATCAGGATCCCCTTGGCCACTGATACCCGGTCGGCAAAATCGACTTTAGGGGCGGCGGCCACCAGCTGCTGATTTAGCTGGTGGGCTTTCTGTTCCAGAAGTTGCTTTTGTTCAGCCAGTTCGGCAGCCAGGCGCAGAGCTTCTGGAAGCGTCTGGGGGATTGCAACCGGTTGCTGTTCTTTTTGCCGGAAGTAGCTGTCTTCCAGTTTTTCAAAGAATGCCCATGCCTGATCGGTTTCGAGCATTTTAGCGTGGCGGGCTGCGCCGCGTTCTGTCCAGAGGGTGAGTGAGCGAACATTGCGAGCAATTTTTACAGAGTAGTTTAAAGCTACTCTGTGCTTCAACTCGCGCAATGATTCTCCTTCAACTTTGAAAAAGTGCTTCCCTTCAACAAAGCGTACTTTGTTCTCATGATGATTTTGGCGAATACGGATTGTTTCTGTCCCATACNACCCGTTAATTGGGGCGTCAGCCGTATCTGGTAACCATCTTCATCATCCAGCACCACTTCTTTCACCGTGAAATACCCGGCGTTGATGTACTGCTGGAACGGCACATTTTTACGTCCACCGGACGCTATCAGGATGCCGTTCCCCCGTAACCAGGCAAACAACGCGTTTTGCTTAAGCCCAACAACCTTTGCAAAATTTCCAATCAGGATCCCCTTAGCCACTGATACCCGGTCGGCAAAATCGACCTTAGGGGCGGCGGCCACCAGCTGCTGATTTAGCTGGTGGGCTTTCTGTTCCAGAAGTTGCTTTTGTTCAGCCAGCTCGGCAGCCAGGCGCAGAGCTTCGGGAAGCGTCTGAGGGATTGCGATCGGTTGCTGTTCTTTTTGCCGGAAGTAGCTGTCTTCCAGTTTTTCAAAGAATGCCCATGCCTGATCGGTTTCGATCATTTTAGCGTGGCGGGCTGCGCCGCGTTCCGTCCAGAGAGTGAGGTTTCTGGCGTTCTTACCAACAGAGTTACTAAAAGTAACTCTGTTCTTAAATTCCTTTAATTTTGAACCAGTTAAAAGAAAGTAGTGTTTACCTTCTTCAAAGCGATCGGAGTTGCAAGACAAATTTTTACGAATATTGCCTTCATCGGTTCCGTACCCCTTAGCAAGAGTTTCGGTTGTTACGACACGTACTCCCTGCCATTCCAGAACGGGAATTTCATCAGACTGATTCTGAACAACCACCATCTCCGATTCCTGAACTGAAGGTGCATGAATTTTTTCTGATTTAACGTTAGTTGCTTTCATTCTGTGTGCCTCCTTGCGTGCTTCGGCTGCGACGGTTGCGTAATTCAGATGACCCTGTTCGAGCAGGTATTCGCGGATATCAGACAACAGGATACGGTGAACCGCGTTCTTGTCCTTTCTCCGGTAAAGTTGTTTGGTGATCATGAAGTAGTTGGCAATAACGCCTGGTATATCCCTGGTGCTGATACAGGCAGTGTGCTGTTCAATTGCCTCGATCATCTCTTCACGGGTGACTAATGACGTTCTCATAGCCCCTCCTGAACAGAAGCGTTAACAGGGAGGCACCAGTAACTGAGAGAATTGCGCGAGTCAGTAGAAAAGCGTGCGGAGAAAATGCAGGGAGCATCCGGAAGCTGAGAACGTGCCTCATCTTCTGTCGGTGCAATAACGAAGTGATAGTGGCGTTTCTGGCAGGAGTAAAAGCGCCAGATAAATTCTTGGCGTGCGCAAGGATTGGCATTAACCATAGTTACGGCCTCATGTACAGGTTTAACAACCTGCTACCCGCTGTCAAACAGGTGGCAGGACGTGACGGGGTTGACAGACTGGCGTACATGAAACCAGCAGGCCGAAGCCTCCCCATCACGCCCCACCATAATTCGGGCGTAACGTGGTTTACGGACACAAAAATACCGCAATATCGGATATCTGCGGTTGTCCGCATGTACATTCAGGCTGTCAAACCCGGTCGCAGAATTTACTACGACGTAGGAACTATAAGCCTGAACAACAGGAAGATCAATAGTCTGGCGTTCGATGGTAGTTTATTTGCTCTAATAAATCAAATTTATTAGAGCAATAAGCGGTGTCGTAAAAATCAATACAATCGCAATCATATGAATAGAATCAATCATTACCTCGCGACGGTTTCTGCGTGATAAACGTCTCAAGCATCTTTTCCGCGATTGCCGACCAGGTGTGACACTGGACCTTTTCAGCATTTTTCACGCGATCAACGCGAGCAATAACCTCATCCCAATCAATCCGCGACTTGATAACCATATGGTTCACCAAAGCCAGGCGATCTGGCGGAAGACAATCGGGAGGCGTTAATACCAACGCCCCGCACATTGCCGCCTCAAGTACAGTTAATCCAAGGCTTTCGGGATGCGTAACGATAAACACGTCACTCTTACGCAATTCAGCTGCAAATTCGGTTGCTGGTACCGGCGTCCGTCTGTATGGGGTTACCGATATATTCCCCGGATCAATGGTAATCAATCCGTCATCGGTCAACGTTCTGGCCTCATACGGAACGGTCAGACGCTGAAGGTTCATAAGGATACTTAAGGAGTGATCAAACCCACTAACATCAAATGCAGCGTGGTCTACAAAAATACGCAGAACATCGTCTGTTTTGGTTTCCAGATGGAACAGATCCTGATTCGCTGCCCATCCAACATGTTTGTTAAAGCGATTATGACGCTCTAACCTGCCGGGATTATCCAGGTACCGCCAGGTATCATCGCGGACAGTAAAAGTAATATCGACTGGTGCCGAATCCAGCATAGAACCGTCGTATACCTGGGCTACCCATCCAGTGAATCGACGACGCAGTTGCACGCCTATTTCCCTGGGCACCGTAGTAAAATACCGCAATCCTGGCGCTAAAATGGCTTTCGCAGAACACGAGGTCGCAGCGGTCAACACAGCTTCAACATAATCCTCCGGGCTTTCGACGCCGGGGGAATATGGACGATGGAATTGCAATGTTACCCCTGCCTCACTAAAGGCGCAGGCCAGGTTGTAAGCCCACATTTCCGTATATGTTTTCACATCACTGATAGCTTCAAATTTTCGCCCAATGATCAGGATGTTCATCGGCTTTTCCTCATTCCATTGCATTAATAATCCTCTTGCCAGTCAGCACCAGCATAGTTATCAAACCGTGAGTATTGGCCGTTAAAAGCCAATCTCACCGTGCCAATTGGGCCATTTCGTTGCTTTCCGATAATTACCTCGGCAATGCCCTTCATTTCGCTATCCGGGTGATAAACTTCGTCGCGATACAGAAACATGATCAGGTCTGCGTCCTGCTCAATTGCTCCTGATTCACGTAAATCTGAATTTACCGGTCGTTTGTCCGCACGCTGTTCAAGCGATCGATTAAGTTGTGACAATGCCACCACCGGTACTTGTAATTCCTTCGCCAAAGCCTTCAGTGAGCGAGAAATCTCGGCAATTTCCAGCGTTCGGTTATCTTGCAGCTCGGGGACGCGCATAAGTTGCAGGTAGTCGATCATAATCATGCTCAAACCACCATTTTCTTTATAAACACGACGAGCGCGGGAACGAAGCTCTGTAGGTGTCAGGGCGCTTGAGTCATCAATAAAAATATTCTGCTTGTCCAACAGAATCCCCATTGCGCCAGAAACCCGCGCCCAATCCTCGTCGTTAAGTTGCCCTGTTCGAATACGAGTCTGATCAACGCGTGCAAGAGAAGCCAGTGAGCGCATCATCAGTTGGTGGCTCGGCATCTCAAGGCTAAAAACCAATACGGGCTTATCGTTACGGACTGCGGCATTTTCGACGAGATTCATCGCAAACGTAGTCTTCCCCATCGATGGGCGGGCGGCGACAATAATGAGATCGGACGCCTGAAGTCCTGCCGTCTTCTTATTGAGATCGGTAAATCCGGTATCAAGCCCCGTTACACCATCATGCGGTCGCTGAAACAACTCTTCTATGCGAGATACCGTTGCATCGAGAATGATGGCGATATCTTTTGGACCACTACCGCTCTTTTGTCGTTTTTCAGCTATTTCAAAAACGCGGCGCTCGGCCATATCCAGCAATTCATTGCTGCCCCTGCCATCCTGCGCATATCCAGCTTCAGCTATTTCATTTGCGACGGAAATCATTTCACGAACAACCGCGCGTTCACGAACGATATCCGCATAAGCACAAATATTTGCCGCGCTGGGCGTGTTCTTTGACATCTCCGCAAGGTACGCAAAACCACCGGCGCGTTCTAATTTACCGTTCTGTTCAAGTGCTTCAGCAAGTGTTATCAAATCAATCGGTTTGCCATGACTTAATAACCTCTCCATCTCACTGAAAATTTCACGATGAGCACTGGTATAAAAATCATCAGCAACTATACGATCTGCAACTTCATCCCAGCGGCAGTTATCAAGCATTAAGCCACCAAGTACAGCTTGTTCTGCACTAAGGGAATTTGGCATGGATTCAAGAGGGGATGCAGACATTAGCACTCCACCCAGGCGTGCTGAATGTCAGATATAATCGGCATACTCAAATCACTCCTAACGATATGAGTCATCACCAGAAAATCAGGATTAATGCGCCGGACTCTTCCCGGCTGTCACACCGAATCGCCAGGATGGTGAATCCGCAGTCCGACGCTATGAACGGGGCTTGCACATTCCGGCTACCTGGTTTGTTGCCTGAGCTAGGGGAAAGGTTACCCCTTTAACGTCACCAGACCGCTAACGACGCATGTGCCAGACGCCGTGTTACAACCAAATATGGTGGCCCCTACCGGACTTGAACCGGTGACCGTGCGATTATGAGTCGCCAGCTCTAACCACTGAGCTAAAGGGCCGGATTACTGCCAATTTTGCTTACGCTTTTATTTCACCGGAACAAACGGAACAGCGGTATTACTGGTCATATACTGCGGTAATGTACCGTTCCATTTGTTGATCGCTTCCAAGTCCATAACACCGGGGTTCTGGCGCAGAGCTTCACCACGTAAACGAATGGCATCAGCTTCGGCCTGGGCTTTTGTGCGAATAGCATCAGCCTGTCCGGCAGCTTCCGCGCGCAGCATGTTGGCCTCTGCTTCACGTTGTTTGACCTCTTGCTCGCGTTGCAGGGTTTTTTGGTTTGCCGTGACTTTGGCGTTAATACTGTCAATAACTGTTGGCGGGTATTCTGGCTTACCTACATAAGAGAGGCTCATCACCTGAATGCCGATTGGCGTCATTTCTTCCTGAATGTCTTTAAGGGCTGCATCAAGCAATTCAGATTTGCCACCGTCGATAAATTTGTCGGTGGTCATTTTGCTGGCTAATCGGTTCAGAGCATCTGCAACCTTCTGGCGTAGATCGGTATCAGTAATATCATCTACACCTTTGCGATAGGTCTGAAATACCGTTGTGACTTTTGCTGGATCAACCTTGTAGGCTACGCCGATGTGGTAACCAATGGTTGTTCCGTCGCTCATCTGGAAGCTGAACGGCTCATCGTATGTCTTCATTTGCTTAAAGGTCGGGAAGATATAAACTTCAGTATTCAAGCCTGTCCAGTAGCGACCAACGCCAACTACTTCACCGATACCTTTATCATCCCCCAGCTTATTTACTTTGATCCCTACGTTACCTGGCTCTACCCGATCGCATCCGGTCAGACATAAAGAACCCAAAATAATCGCTGCACTAATCAACGTTTTTTTCATTAATTAATTTCCTGGTTTTTTCACGAAAAAAGACTACTGCGAAAGCCGGGTAAATGAGCGCGAGAAGGACTCCCAACAATACAAGTATTGTGCTGTTAGATGAGATCATATTTGGCAAAAGCCAAACATACAGAACCAGTGACACAATCAAACAGAGGACGGCATAAATATATAACCGCACCCATAGCGTTCGACATTTGTTCGGATTGTTCTGCATCCTCTCACTCCATTATTTAACGAATAAAAAAGCTGCGGTGCCGGGTTCCTCCCGGTGTCCTTTGGCTGGTTATCCACCGTGGACGTGGAAACAAGGAGAAATAATGGACAGATATAACCATTTCCCCGCGTGCGCTTAGCCGCATTCACCGCAACGGAAAGAGCATTCTTGGTGGACCTGTAGATTGGGATATGAACCCGTTACAGGAGAATGCTCTTACCTGTTACGTGCTCCGTTTCGTGGAGCTAACGGCGGGTGATCAGACCGCACCAGACTGGACTTATTTCAGCGTTATGCTCATGCCAGAGAATCAAACTGTGATGGTCGGTGCTGAACTCCGACACAGGGTTGTAGCAAGCCCCGCAAAGCGCGCACTACTGTAGTTGCGGCACATCAGCCTGTGCATTCACCACAATGTTGAGAACACTGGTTGTCACGCGGCAACGCAACATTTATTCGTAGATTGGGATATGACCCCGTTACGCCAGTGTTCTCAACGTTGTAGTTGTTATGCGTATTCTCTTACTAACCGCACACCAATACATTTCCCATCACGTTCATTTGTCTCGAAACGTGAATACTTAAGTTCGCCGTTAATAATCGCTGTTACAACCCGTATCCCGTTAAACGCCCACATATTTCGCTCCATTTACACACATTACCAGTCGCCGGTTACGGTTCCGGCCAGGCCTCTTCCTCAACGGGGTGTTCTCCATACGGACTACCGTTTATTGGTCGTTCCTGCGGTTTATGTTGTGAAGCCAGATGCTTATCTTCTGGTTGCTTCTAAGATCTGCACTTCATCACAACGGTAAGAGCACTCGATGCATTTAAGCCAGGCCCCATAAGGGAGAATGCTCTTACCTGTTATGTTGGTGCCGATTAACGGGATCGAACCGCTGACCATTCGCTTACAAAGCGACTGCTCTACCAACTGAGCTAAATCGGCAATGTGGTGGGGAGTGATGGAGTCGAACCACCCGAGTCGCAATGACAGTAGATTTACAGTCTACCCCGCTACCCCTACGGACTAACTCCCCTAAAGTGGCGATGGTGGGTGGATTCGAACTACCGACCAGTTGGTTAACAGCCAACTGCTCTACCGCTGAGCTACACCATCACTTGCCGGGTACGTCTCCGGCGAGGGCTTCCACCTCCGTATGCTTTTCGGCGCACCGCGCCCTGGCTGCAATTCGGTAACAGGGGATGCATAACCCTGGCTTCCAGCGTGATTAGCGCCTTCAGCATGACGGGATATACCCGTAAATTCGTGGAACTGTACCCAAAGTGCTGTTAAGCACCGCTGTTACGCTGAAAAGAAAACGCAACAGGAAAGGACGCTGACCAACAGATGGCCCCTTCTCGTTCATCTGGTTAATCACACCAGCGCCCTTACCTGTTGTGCCTCCCCGTTCCCTAATACACAGACGGGGACACTCTGCGGTCGATTTTTTGACGGGGGACGACTCATACCCCGTGGCGTCTGGCTTCTTAGGCCGCTACCATCATCAGATCATCGTTTGCATTTACTTTAATGGTCAGTTTGTAAACCGCCGCAAAGTCGCTAACCATGACGAAAACCCTGAAAAAAAACGCCCACCCGAAGATGGGCAAACTGGAAGCTCGTAACGCACTTCGGAGTTGCCACTTAGGCGCATGGTCAACCTGGCAACTCGGTGGTTTGTCTGGGAGGACTAGGCCCAGCCATGCTTACCGCCGCGCCTGTCGCGGCTAACAGCTAAATCGCTCTATAAATCACGATTCATTGAGGCGATATTACACTAATAAATTTATTAGAGCAATATACCTAAAACGTCATGAGCTACACCTCGAGTGTCCCCCTTACAAGACACAGAACGTCTGGCAAAAAGAGGTTCCACTCTGAAGCCACTGTCATGATAAAGCTCTCTGATATTTGGCGAGCCACTGTTAGTAATGAGAACCTTTGCACCTCGACGATGAGCATCCGTCAACAGAGACACCAGGCGTTTTTGCTCTTCAAACTTAAAGTCATGACCGGAATAGTTCGTGAATCCCTCTGTATTTGGAAGCGGTTCATACGGCGGATCGCAAAAGATGACATCTCCTTCTCCGGCAGCTTCAATCACCGCTGCAAAATCACCGCATACAAACTCAGACCGCCCTTCCGCACCGAGGAAGGCTTCCATCTCCTGTAATGGGAAATACGGAGTTTTATACTTCCCATAACCGACATTGAACTCACCGGCCTGGTTGTAACGCGTCAATCCGTTAAAACAATGTCGGTTCAGGAACAAAAACGCCGCTGCGCGATGTAAATCATCATAGACTTGTTTGTTAAACGCATTCCGTACTGCCAGGTATCCTTCCTGTGTGTTATAGTCCTGGAAGAAACGATGTGCCAGAGTGATAAGTGAATGCGCCTCGCGTTGCAGAGTCTTGTAAAAGTTAATCAGGTCAGCATTCACATCATTTAGCAGATTTTCCTGGTATCCGGCATTCATGAAGACAGCTCCGCCACCAACGAAAGGTTCAATCAGGCGCTTCCCTTCTGGCAAATAGCGAAAGATTTGTTCCAGAACACCAAATTTTCCACCAGCCCATTTGAATATGGACCGTTCGAATTCTGCCGCTGGTTTAACTTTTCGCTCTTTTGTTTCACTTCCTTCTTTCTGCCGACATACGGCCTTAGTAATCCGATCGCCAATCCAGCGCATTACTGGTATTGCCATACTATTGCCGATCGCTTTGTAACGCGGTCCGTCAGCTGCAAGCATCGCGGCCTCTTCTTCGCTTAAATCTGGATAGTGATTGCGAAGATATGCCAGTTCATCTGAATTAACTTTTTTACGCTTTTCCGTCGGGATCAACGTATGCCCATCAGGAAAACCTTGCAGCCTTTCACATTCGACAGGGGTAAGACGGCGGACAGCTACTTCTGCGTTTCTTACTTCATAGCAAACAGCTGTTGGATTTTTAGCCATTAGAGATGGTGAAGTATTCTTAGTTGCAGCATGTTGTGTACCGCTCATACGCTCAGGAAAAGCCAATGTAACAAGATGCTCATGGCTTTCTTGCTCACGTGCCCGCAATGTACCATGCCCTTCTGACCAAAAACCTGCTCCTGTGCTGCTAAAAACGGCAAGGTCAGTGGCATCTTTAAAATCTCTTGCCTTTACTGTCGATGCGGTTTCATCGTCAATATATTCCCCAAATGCTGCCATCCTGAAAGCGTTTACGGCTTTCGTCGATTTCATACCGGGTGGCATGTCAGCGTGTAGGCATGGATTTAGGCTTTCGCCACTGATTGCAGCGCCATTTGCAATAATGGCGGAAGCGATTTCCTTCTTTTTTCGGCTCGGCGCAATATTCCGACGCACGCCTTCGAACTCAAAAAGTACCGTTGCGGGATCGAGGTCTGTTCGAGCACTTGCGACAACAAACACGCGTCGGCGTCGTTGTGCCACTCCGAAGTATTGGGCATCAAGGATTCTCCAGGCCACCTTTCGCTGCGGTCCATAAATACAACCACACTGCGGCCACTTTGGAGCATGGCAACCGGTTTTGCCATCCCACCGCCAGAACGCGTTACTTTTTCCTGATTCAGGTCGATCACCTGGTTCAAATGGCGCATCTTCTCCAGCCAATCCGGCAAGGAAACATCCGAAGGCGTTATCTGCCGATGACAGGACTCCTGGGACATTTTCCCAGACGATAACTGTCGGTTTGAGGAAGGACTCAGACCGTTTGTCGTCAATTGCATTTGCAAGCTCCACATACTTTAAAGTTAGCGCGCCACGCTCATCATCAAGCCCACCACGTAATCCCGCGATACTGAATGCCTGACAGTTATGGACCACCGCACCATTGAGGATATAGGAATGATCACCTTCGACTTCTATGTTGTATACAGTATCTAGGCCTACCGATTTAAACTCTTTGACTGTTCGTAAAAGCATTCCATGAGCCAATCTTGATTTACGTGACAATTTCTGCGGGCAGATTGTTACCTGATAATAATTCCGTTGATTTACCACGCGATCCTCGATCACTTTTTTGGGCTCAACTTCAATAAAGCTGACCGAAGAAACATAACCACAAGTCTGTGACAACCCCGCAACGCCCCAAGCAAGCGCAGAACTAACACTATTAATTCTAAATCCCGCTTTACCACTTGGTGTCCCATCAGTATCAAGATAGCCTTGTAAAAACACATGACGCAATGGATGCGACATCACCCATGCAGGGATACGCTTAGCATGGCTTAACTCGCCAAAATGTTCATTAAGCCAATTGGCATAACACGTATCATTCAAGGTTACTTTGATGCTCCCTCGGATTTCGCTTGCCACGGAAAATATGTTTTCTGGTATGCGGCAATGAAACTTTCTCAATTTCTGGCAATTTATGCCAAAAACAACCGCCTTCTTAGATTTACCTCTCCATCTCCTAATATATCCATCGCCAACATAAGCGCCCGCAAGATACATAGCCTGTTCTTCAGACAAGAACCGAGAACAAATATCTGGAAATGCAATATTGAAATTAGTTAGAGCGCACCATTGATATCCCGGCATATCACATGCTGCTCGCCATTCCGGTTCAGACAACAACTCTCTCTTAAAATATGTGCCATTTTTCCGGGTGTTTTGGGCTTTCCACCGAACAGCCAGGAAGGGATGGTCATTGGTTGTTCTTATACCTAAAGGCTGCCCAACGGCATTAAGTAACCCCGTATTAGCTATTTTTGAACCAACTCTTTTTACTTGTTGTAACCGCCCGAGATGACTGACTACGTAATCACCAGGGCAAACATTTTCTATTGGTTTATAGCCATTTTTACAAAGAACCATATGCCCCGCGGTAAAACATGGTGTTCCCCCGACGAGCACGTCAGGGGATTCGATTTCCCCAGCCAAGACTTTTTTGGCAAGTTTTTTCATGTCGCCAAGGTTGGCAACATGGGGCCAGCGGAGCGCAAGAACGGCCGATGGAAAAGGCTCGATTTCAGCAAACCACGCCGGACGCATACCCAACGGTTCCCAGGCAATACTCGCGGCTTCAATTCCACTGCAAACAGATCCATAGCACAGCTCTTTCACTGCTTAGCCTCTCCGCCAAGGGCATTTACCAGAGCATCAACCAGGCACGAAATTTCACTGGTCAACAGGAAGAAATCTGCGTCCAGTCGCTGCGCAACATCTTCACTATCAATATCAGAGTTCTGCTCAAGCAATTCATCCGCAAATTTGACGCTGGTAAGGCTGAAGTTATGGTCCAGTGTAAATTTAATGCGGTTCTGCCAGTCGAGTGCCAACTTAGTGACGAGCTTGCCAGCTTCCAGGTGTGTGGAAATTTCATCGCTTCCCAAATCCTGCTTTTTCACTCGGGCAATACCGCCATCCTCAAGCACTGCCTTAAGTTCTGCCGCATCCCCCATTTGAAATCCCTGTGGAGCACTACCATCACGTACCCAGTCGGTCAGCGTTAATTCAATGGGATTTTCAACACTCAGGGGAACAGCAGGAAGAGAACCCAGAGACTTACGCATAAGCGCGAGCATATCCTCTGCCTGCCGCGCGCTGGCATTGATATAGATACGTTTAGTTGAACCGTCGTAGATCGCCTGGATAACAGAAAACTTTGAAAAAGCCCGTGGCAGAAGAGAATGCAGAACTTCGTCTTTCAGGGAGTCCTTCTCTGTTTTCTTCAGTTTACGCGCTTGTTCTTGCTCAAGTTTTTCAATTTTTTCTTGAATAGCTCGCTGGATAACCGGCGGGGGAAGAATTTTTGTTTCGCGCTTTGCTTCAACAAGGATAAAACCATTTCCATGCATAGCGATAACTTCAGAATTATCACCAAATGGCGATACAAAACCGAACTTGGCCATATCCTGACTACCGCATGGCGTGAAAAGGATCATTTTCTTTTTATCTTCTAAGTCGGTCAGATCCGCCTCACGAGAAAGTTTATAAATAGTAATGTTTTTCCAGTGCTTAAACATGTTGTAACCCTTGAATATCAACCACAGAAAGCTCGTCTTTGTAGAAAAAGGCCAGGTTGTGGCACCCCCTCGTTTGAGCGTATGAGCTGGGACCAATTTCGTTCTTCCAGACAAATGGCTTCAAATCCGTACGGCGAAGCATAAAAACGCGATTTATTCCGCTCTGATTCCCAATGAGGCAAAAGCCTTCTTTCACCTTGATAGCCTGCAAGTTGTCGAGTTCACCGCTGGTTACACGGCTATCGAACTCTTTGCGGCTTATTAGCTCCATCTGCATCTGACGACTCCAAACAAATGCCCATTGAAGGGCGATGGCTGAATGGTACCGAAAATACGACATAAAAAACAATATTTATTAGAGCAATTTTGCGATAAGTAAACGCCATACAGACCACAAATAACCTAAGTTAAAATAACGAAAATCAGAGCAAATAATTGGTGATGGCGTGGCAAGCATTGCAACAAAAGACAGCATTTGTTCGGGGCACGGAGGATTCCCATCCAGGCCTCCTGTAGAGAGTGAACCACTACTTAAAGTCAACGGAGTCGAAGTGTTAGTTGATGGTAAGCAATATGCACAGCATACCGATGGAAACAGTACGCACGGTGGGCAAGCTATATCAACCAGGGCATGGTTTACCGTCAATGGTAAAGGGATCGTATGCGTTGGTGACCCTGTTTCATGCGGATCTACCGTAGCGTCCGGAGACGGCCTGGTTCAGGTAAGTTAGGAGATATCATGCTGGAAAAAGACTACCAGTTATCCGCATATAAAAAATTGGCCGCCGCCGGTGGGATGAAAACACCTGGTGCCATAACATCGGCACGAAACAGTGCTAACACAGCAAAACTGCTTGCAGAAGAATTGACCGGATTAATTCTGGATACAATTGTCTATCCCGACACTATTACCAGCTATGTTTCAACGATCAGAACAACCACAACCGGCTTAACGAACATTGGAGAACTGGCAACTAAGCACGCGGACCTGTTGGCTGGTTATGCAGATCTGTCAATGCTGCTTCAACTCGATATTGGTTGGGATGTTTACTGCCGTGCTAATGAGCGAGAAGTTTCAGAACTGCCGATCTCTATTGCCATTGGTGATGTGAATATTACTAAATCGCTTGAGGACGCTGTTAACGCGCTTAATACATCAAGTTTAGTCGCTGCAATGGGGGAGATTAACCAGGCCCTTAACACTGGCTCAGAAAGCTCGTCAGGCTCTGGTTCAGGCGGCGGCACTGCCACTCCCCCACCAGCACTAACAGAAGAGCAAATTGAATCTCTGAAAGTAGCAACTGAACAGTTTGGGGTTGTTTTCAACCAGACAACAGCACCCACAACTGCGTTACAACAGCAGTATGAACGAGCGAATGAAAGCGCCAACGTAGCCATAACTGCTTATAACCATGCTATCGGTACCGCGCTTGCGGAAGCATCAGCAAATAAGGCCAGCACAGCCAGCGCAGTCGCCGCTTTGGTTCCTGATTCTGTTCTTGATGAATTAAACAAAGCGGCACGGTAACAAAGGACTTCATTGATAATTTTTCTTCAGGAGGAAGACATGTCATTCTTTTCTACGTTAAAAACAGCTTTGTCTTTGAAGGAGAAACTTGCTGCTACTGGTGTTCTTGTTCTGATTTGCGCACTTGTTGGTGCTGGGTTTGCATGGGAACGTCATCAGCTAAAGCAAGCCATGGAGAAAATTGGCAGTCTTGATCAGGCTGTTAAGGAACGTGATAAGTCAATAATGGATCTTAACCAGACCATTGAGACGATGAACAAAGCAGAGCAACATTTTCACAGCCAGGAAGTGAAAAATGAATCAGAACAAGCCAAATATGCTGACAGGCAAATGGAACGAAAAGCTGAAGTTCAGAAACAACTGGTTGCGGCGGGTAATGTTCGCCAGCGCATTCCTGCTGACACTCAGCGGTTGCTCCGGGAGTCGATCAGCGAATTTAACGCCGACGCCGACAAAGGTTAACCACCCTGCCCCCAAAAGTGCGTTTATGTGCAGGATGCCAGAGTTTAGCAGTGAATATTTTGATGATCTGCCAGCGTATATCCTCGATACAGAAACGATGCTGATGGGGATTAATAGGAAGAATCGCAACGTTAATGATTACAACCGAGCTATTAGCGGTAACTAAAAGGGATTTTTATGTCTGATAAAGTAACAGTAAAGCAAACTATCAACAAAGCGACTTCAATCTACAAAATTGAGCAAATCACTGTTGGCAAGCCAGTATCTGAACAATACCGTCGTGCTTTCGAGCTTGCCGATCAGCTTGGTTTAAAACACCCGGATTGCATTGAGCATGTATTTCCGACCTATGCTGATGAGCAATGTACTCATGTTCTTACCGAAGAGGATTTTTTCAGCACTGAAGAACGAGAAGGCGTTGATCGCTGCATTGGTGTGATTTGTTCTTCGGTAAGTGATGAGTTATTCCCTAATGTGCCTGAATATGGTGGTATTGGATACCAATTCCTGTACGAGGGCGATGAGCTTAAATGCTATGAACATGGTCTTCTCATCGAAAGCGTAGAATAATACGACTCCCTTCCAACCGGCTACGTTGGCCGGTTTTTCACTTATCCACATTATCCACTGGATAGATCCAATAATCAGGTCCATACAGATCCCAATTAGATCCATATAGATCCCTGATCGTTGCAGGCCGCGCCACGTCTGGCTTAGAAGTGTATCGCGATGTGTGCTGGAGGGAAAACGATGTGTGCTGGAGGGATAAAAATGTGTGCTGACGGGTTGCTAATGTGTGCTGGCGGGATATAGGATGTGTGCTGACGGGAAAGCCTGGGTAGTTATCACCACTTATAAAAACTATCCACACAATTCGGAAAAAGTAATATGAATCAATCATTTATCTCCGATATTCTTTACGCAGACATTGAAAGTAAGGCAAAAGAACTAACAGTTAATTCAAACAACACTGTGCAGCCTGTAGCGTTGATGCGCTTGGGGGTATTCGTGCCGAAGCCATCAAAGAGCAAAGGAGAAAGTAAAGAGATTGATGCCACCAAAGCGTTTTCCCAGCTGGAGATAGCTAAAGCCGAGGGTTACGATGATATTAAAATCACCGGTCCTCGACTCGATATGGATACTGATTTCAAAACGTGGATCGGTGTCATCTACGCGTTCAGCAAATACGGCTTGTCCTCAAACACCATCCAGTTATCGTTTCAGGAATTCGCTAAAGCCTGTGGTTTCCCCTCAAAACGTCTGGATGCGAAACTGCGTTTAACCATTCATGAATCACTTGGACGCTTGCGTAACAAGGGTATCGCTTTTAAGCGCGGAAAAGATGCTAAAGGCGGCTATCAGACTGGTCTGCTGAAGGTCGGGCGTTTTGATGCTGACCTTGATCTGATAGAGCTGGAGGCTGATTCGAAGTTGTGGGAGCTGTTCCAGCTTGATTATCGCGTTCTGTTGCAACACCACGCCTTGCGTGCCCTTCCGAAGAAAGAAGCTGCACAAGCCATTTACACTTTCATCGAAAGCCTTCCGCAGAACCCGTTGCCGCTATCGTTCGCGCGAATCCGTGAGCGCCTGGCTTTGCAGTCAGCTGTTGGCGAGCAAAACCGTATCATTAAGAAAGCGATAGAACAGCTTAAAACAATCGGCTATCTCGACTGTTCTATTGAGAAGAAAGGCCGGGAAAGTTTTGTAATCGTCCATTCTCGCAATCCAAAGCTGAAACTCCCCGAATAAGTGTGTGCTGGAGGGAAACCGCATTAAAAAGATGTGTGCTGCCGGGAAGGCTTGTCCAATTTCCTGTTTTTGATGTGCGCTGGAGGGGGACGCCCCTCAGTTTGCCCAGACTTTCCCTCCAGCACACATCTGTCCATCCGCTTTTCCCTCCAGTGCACATGTAATTCTCTGCCTTTCCCTCCAGCACACATATTTGATACCAGCGATCCCTCCACAGCACATAATTCAATGCGACTTCCCTCTATCGCACATCTTAGACTTTTATTCTCCCTCCAGCACACATCGAAGCTGCCGGGCAAGCCGTTCTCACCAGTTGATAGAGAGTGAAGCTTGGCTGCCCATTGAAGCAGGAAATCACCAAAATGATTCAGGCTACAACCTGAACGTAGAAGAAATCCGCGTCCTTTATGCGTGGAGGATGCCAAAGCATGTTGTGACACACTTGGCAAAGGAGTAAGCATGCAGAGAATGCTATGTACAAGCATCTACGCATACATTATTATTTTATGCAGCATTTTTAATTAAATTCAAAAATACAGCATAAAGGATGACTTTCGATGAGTGATTCCAGCCAGCTTCACAAGGTTGCTCAAAGAGCAAACAGAATGCTCAATGTTCTGACTGAACAAGTACAGTTGCAAAAGGATGAGCTACACGCGAACGAGTTTTACCAGGTCTATGCGAAAGCGGCACTGGCAAAATTGCCTCTACTGACTCGAGCGAACGTTGACTATGCCGTAAGTGAAATGGAAGAAAAGGGTTATGTTTTCGATAAACGCCCTGCTGGCTCTTCAATGAAATATGCGATGTCAATTCAGAACATCATTGACATATATGAACATCGCGGAGTGCCAAAATACCGGGATCGCTACAGCGAAGCGTATGTGATTTTCATCTCCAATCTTAAAGGCGGTGTGTCAAAAACTGTATCGACGGTTTCTCTGGCGCATGCAATGCGTGCTCACCCTCATCTTCTTATGGAAGATTTAAGGATTCTGGTTATTGACCTTGATCCGCAATCTTCAGCAACGATGTTTTTAAGCCATAAACACTCTATTGGTATCGTAAACGCAACATCTGCACAGGCTATGTTGCAGAATGTAAGCCGTGAAGAGCTGTTAGAGGAGTTTATTGTTCCTTCTGTTGTACCTGGGGTTGACGTTATGCCTGCGTCGATTGACGATGCCTTTATTGCATCCGATTGGAGAGAGCTGTGCAATGAGCATCTACCGGGTCAGAACATCCATGCTGTCCTGAAAGAAAATGTGATTGATAAGCTGAAGAGCGATTATGACTTTATCCTCGTTGATAGTGGTCCTCACCTTGACGCCTTCCTGAAAAATGCTTTGGCCTCGGCCAATATACTGTTTACACCTCTGCCGCCAGCAACTGTCGATTTCCACTCATCGCTTAAATACGTTGCCCGCCTTCCTGAGTTGGTAAAACTCATTTCGGATGAAGGCTGCGAGTGCCAGCTTGCGACTAACATTGGTTTTATGTCCAAGTTGAGTAACAAGGCAGATCATAAGTATTGCCATAGCCTGGCTAAAGAAGTGTTCGGTGGGGATATGCTCGATGTCGTCCTCCCTCGCCTTGACGGTTTTGAACGTTGCGGCGAGTCTTTTGACACTGTTATTTCAGCTAACCCGGCAACGTATGTTGGTAGTGCTGATGCATTGAAGAACGCGCGAATTGCCGCGGAAGATTTTGCTAAAGCAGTTTTTGACCGTATTGAATTTATCAGATCTAACTGAGGAGTAAGAACCCCCCATGTCAAAGAAAAACAGACCAACAATTGGGCGAACCCTTAATCCTTCAATATTAAGCGGATTTGATAGTTCTTCAGCCTCTGGCGATCGAGTCGAGCAGGTATTCAAGTTATCAACTGGTCGCCAGGCCACATTTATTGAAGAGGTAATACCTCCGAACCAGGTAGAAAGGGATACCTTTGTTGATCAGCATAACAACGGGCGTGACCAGGCATCTCTTACGCCAAAATCATTAAAAAGTATCCGAAGCACTATTAAGCATCAGCAATTTTACCCTGCAATAGGTGTTAGACGGGCTACAGGGAAAATTGAAATTTTGGATGGTTCCCGGCGTCGAGCTTCTGCCATCTTAGAGAACGTAGGGTTGCGGGTTTTAGTCACGGACCAGGAGATCAGCGTTCAGGAAGCGCAAAATTTAGCGAAAGACGTTCAGACAGCATTGCAGCACAGCATTCGAGAAATAGGTCTGCGTTTGATGCGAATGAAAAATGATGGGATGAGTCAGAAGGATATTGCAGCCAAAGAAGGACTGTCTCAGGCGAAGGTCACGCGTGCTCTCCAGGCAGCGAGTGCTCCGGAAGAATTAGTCGCCCTTTTCCCTGTGCAGTCGGAATTAACCTTTTCGGACTACAAAACGCTTTGTGCTGTTGGCGACGAAATGGGGAACAAGAATTTAGAGTTTGATCAGCTTATTCAAAACATATCCCCGGAAATAAACGACATCTTATCCATTGAAGAAATGGCCGAAGATGAAGTTAAAAATAAAATCCTGCGCTTGATAACAAAGGAAGCCTCACTACTCACGGATAAAGGTTCTAAAGATAAGTCCGTAGTTACTGAATTATGGAAATTTGAGGACAAGGATCGCTTTGCAAGGAAGCGTGTGAAAGGCCGTGCATTTTCTTATGAGTTTAATCGACTTTCAAAAGAGCTACAGGAAGAACTCGACAGGATGATTGGGCATATCCTTAGAAAGAGCCTCGATAAAAAGCCGAAGCCTTAAACTTTCGCCATTCAAATTTCACTATTAACCTACTGTTTTTAAAGTAAATCCATCTAAAATTTCAAGGTGAAATCGCCACGATTTCACCTTGGATTTTACCTTCCGTCCCTACTCCCGAAAAAAATAATAAAATTGCTTGTCACGAGAAAGTCAACAAGTGACTTTCAATAAAATCTCTTCCGAAAAGGGATTCACACAAGTGCCTTGTGTTTAAGGAAGAGTAAATTGAGTAACTTACGCGAATACCAGAATCGTATTGCAGATATCGCAAAACGCTCTAAAGCTGTGCTTGGCTGGGCAAGCACTGCGCAGTTCGGTACTGATAACCAATTCATTAAAGATGATGCCGCGCGTGCCGCATCTATCCTTGAAGCTGCACGTAAAGACCCGGTTTTTGCGGGTATCTCTGATAATGCCACCGCTCAAATCGCTACAGCGTGGGCAAGTGCACTGGCTGACTACGCCGCAGCACATAAATCTATGCCGCGTCCGGAAATTCTGGCCTCCTGCCACCAGACGCTGGAAAACTGCCTGATAGAGTCCACCCGCAATAGCATGGATGCCACTAATAAAGCGATGCTGGAATCCGTCGCAGCAGAGATGATGAGCGTTTCTGACGGTGTTATGCGTCTGCCTTTATTCCTCGCGATGATCCTGCCTGTTCAGTTGGGGGCAGCTACCGCTGATGCGTGTACCTTCATTCCGGTTACGCGTGACCAGTCCGACATCTATGAAGTCTTTAACGTGGCAGGTTCCTCTTTTGGTTCTTATGCTGCTGGTGATGTTCTGGACATGCAATCCGTTGGTGTGTACAGCCAGTTACGTCGCCGCTATGTGCTGGTGGCAAGCTCCGATGGCACCAGCAAAACCGCAACCTTCAAGATGGAAGACTTCGAAGGCCAGAATGTACCAATCCGAAAAGGTCGCACTAACATCTACGTTAACCGTATTAAGTCTGTTGTTGATAACGGTTCCGGCAGCCTACTTCACTCGTTTACTAATGCTGCTGGTGAGCAAATCACTGTTACCTGCTCTCTGAACTACAACATTGGTCAGATTGCCCTGTCGTTCTCCAAAGCGCCGGATAAAGGCACTGAGATCGCAATTGAGACGGAAATCAATATTGAAGCCGCACCTGAGCTGATCCCGCTGATCAACCACGAAATGAAGAAATACACCCTGTTCCCAAGTCAGTTCGTTATCGCGGCTGAGCACACGGTACAGGCGGCGTATGAAGCACAGCGTGAATTTGGTCTGGACCTGGGTTCCCTACAGTTCCGCACCCTGAAGGAATACCTGTCTCATGAACAGGATATGCTGCGTCTTCGCATCATGATCTGGCGTACTCTTGCGACCGACACCTTTGACATCGCTCTGCCGGTTAACCAGTCCTTTAATGTATGGGCAACCATCATTCGTGGCAAATTCCAGACTGTATATCGCGACATTATTGAGCGCGTTAAATCTTCTGGTGCGATGGGGATGTTTGCTGGTGCTGATGCAGCATCTTTCTTCAAACAGTTGCCGAAGGATTTCTTCCAGCCAGCCGAAGACTATATCCAGACTCCGTATGTTCACTACATCGGTACCCTGTTCGGTAACGTGAAAGTGTACGAAGTACCTGCTGGTATTTGTAAGAACTTAACGACAGAGAACATTCAGTTCAGCTCGATGGATGTGCTGTGCTACGTCCGTGATGAAAATCCGGGTAAAGCAGGCTTCGTGACTGGTGATGCTGTCCCGGCTATCCCGTTCCAGCATCCGACCACTCCGGCGCTGGTCAACCGTACCACACTGTGGGGTTCGGCTATCAACGATATGCACCCACGCAACGGCGCTGATTACTTCACTCGTGTAACGCTGACAATGGCCAAAAAAGGCGGGCTTAACTTCATAAGCGGCGACACGATTGATGCCGGTGACTCTGAGTAATCAGGGGAAGTTCTCCGTTTAACATAGCGCCCCCGTGCGGGGCGCATAACAGGGAAAGTTATGTCTCAATATTCAATTCAACAGTCATTAGGTAATGCATCCGGCGTCGCGGTTAGCCCGATCAATGCCGATGCGACGTTATCTACCGGTGTTGCATTAAATAGCAGCTTGTGGGCTGGTATTGGCGTATTTGCGCGTGGCAAGCCGTTTACTGTTCTTGCGGTTACTGAGTCCAATTACAAAGATGTTCTCGGCGAACCGCTGAAGCCGTCTTCCGGCTCACAGTTCGAACCAATTCGCCATGTATACGAAGCTATTCAGCAAACGTCAGGTTATGTTGTTCGTGCTGTTCCGGATGATGCGAAGTTCCCGATTATTATGTTCGATGAATCAGGCGAACCGGCTTACAGTGCGTTGCCATACGGTTCTGAAATTGAACTTGATAGTGGCGAAGCCTTTGCTATCTACGTTGATGATGGTGATCCGTGTATTTCACCTACCCGTGAGTTAACCATCGAAACGGCAACAGCGGACAGCGCGGGTAATGAACGCTTCCTCTTAAAACTGACCCAGACGACTTCGCTCGGCGTGGTAACGACCCTGGAGACACACACTGTGTCTTTGGCGGAAGAAGCGAAAGATGACATGGGCCGCTTGTGTTATCTGCCTACGGCTCTGGAAGCCCGTTCTAAATATCTGCGCGCGGTTGTTAATGAAGAGCTGATTTCGACAGCGAAAGTAACAAACAAAAAATCGTTGGCGTTCACTGGCGGTACCAACGGCGATCAGTCGAAAATCTCAACCGCTACGTACCTGCGTGCGGTGAAAGTTCTGAACAATGCGCCGTACATGTACACCGCTGTTCTTGGCCTGGGCTGCTATGACAATGCGGCTATCACCGCATTAGGTAAAATCTGCGCAGATCGCCTGATTGATGGATTCTTTGATGTCAAACCGACATTAACGTACGCAGAAGCACTACCAGCTGTTGAGGATACCGGTTTACTTGGTACCGATTATGTAAGCTGTTCTGTCTATCACTACCCGTTCTCCTGCAAAGACAAATGGACCCAATCCCGTGTGGTCTTTGGTCTGTCTGGCGTGGCGTATGCGGCGAAAGCTCGTGGCGTCAAGAAAAACTCTGATGTCGGCGGTTGGCATTACTCACCGGCTGGTGAAGAACGTGCCGTCATTGCTCGTGCGTCAATTCAACCGCTGTATCCGGAAGATACCCCGGACGAAGAAGCAATGGTCAAGGGCCGTCTCAATAAAGTATCTGTTGGCACCTCTGGCCAGATGATCATCGACGATGCTTTAACTTGCTGCACGCAGGATAACTATCTGCACTTCCAGCACGTCCCATCCCTGATGAATGCAATCAGCCGTTTCTTTGTCCAGTTAGCCCGACAGATGAAGCATAGCCCGGACGGTATTACTGCGGCTGGCCTGACTAAAGGGATGACCAAACTTTTAGATCGCTTTGTCGCCTCCGGCGCTCTGGTGGCTCCTCGTGATCCTGATGCTGACGGTACAGAACCGTATGTGCTGAAAGTTACGCAGGCGGAATTCGATAAATGGGAAGTAGTCTGGGCCTGCTGCCCGACTGGCGTAGCCCGTCGTATCCAGGGCGTACCGCTGCTTATTAAGTAAGGGAATACAATGAGCAAAAACTTTTTTCAATCCGGGGCATTTTTGGGGAATGGACTGTCTCGTTTCGCTTTGAACTCTGATCCTGTGCAGCTGATGGAGTCTGCCCGAGCAAGCGCCGAACAGCCAACAGATCCGGTTATTAATAATAATCCGGAACCGGCGGCACAGACTAACGATAACGTTCCATCTGCCCCGGCTCCTGAGCAAATCCTGGAAGGGAAAGACGGTAAAGAATGGACCGTCGAACAGGCGCACCAGATGATTCTGGAAGCTGCAAATAGAAGTGCTATGCAGAATGCGTTGAGTGATGCGGCCGACGCCGTTTTCGCCTGGGCTGATAGCGGTGATCTGACTTTCGACTCCCTTGATGGTTTCGTTCAGGCTATCGCTGGTATCTCTGATGACGACGACTCCGAAGTTACAGAAGAACAGGACGATGCCTATAACGAAGCATGGGCAAATGTTGCTGACTTCCTCGCAGCATGCGGTGTAGATGATGACCTGATCGAAGCACTGGCTGACGATGAAGACGACGACGCAGCTGCTGATGTTGGTGCCTCTATCGCTGGTTTAGATAGCGACGACCGTGACGAACTGGAAGCGGCGTTTGTTGTTGCTGGCACTTCTGATGAAATGCTGACTGAAGCATTTAAGAAGGTTGTTCGTAACGGTGAGATCAAACTCATCCGTAAACGCCTGCGTAAAAAACGTCTGACTGCGGCTCAAAAATCGGCGCTGAAAAAAGCGCGTCGAAAAGCCCAGACGGGTGCGGCAAAACTTGCCCGCAAAAAGTCAATGAAACTGCGCCGTAAGCGCCTTGGCTAAAGGAGGAGGCCGGGGAACTCCGGCCTTTAACTTGAATGGCTCCTATAGCTTATGGGGTTTACAGCCAGGCTGACGGTGTATCGCCATATCTGAAAGTTACTTTAACGAACTCTCAGTACCAGGTTACCGGATATATCAGCCAGGGAGCGGCAATGAACATGGCCCAGAATTGGGAAGCGCCGTTTACCGGTATGTCCATGGGATCTGTTTCTGGTGCTCTGGGTGGTTTTGTGCAAGTAGGTACTGAAACAACGTCGGTTGCCCGTTGGAATAGCTTAATGGTTTGGGAAGGGGGGACTCCGCCGACGTTCACGCTGCCTGTAACTTTCATTGCTTTGAACAATCCATTCATTGAAGTTTCAGGCGCTATCGCCGCGTTGACAGCCATGATTAGCCCGGAACTAAAAGCGGCCAATGTTGGTGGTCGAATCCCGGAGCGCGTGACGCTAAACATTGGTCGCCGGATCAACATCACCGATGTCGCCATCCAGGACTTAAGTTTTGATCTCGATGCGCCAAGGGACAGTAATGGATATTTCCTGAAAAACACCGTCAACCTCCAGTTGACCGGTTCTTCGATATATAACAGCTCCGATATTGTTCGGGCGTTCCAGTAAAAGGATTTTATATGGGGCACAATAACACTAAGGGAAACCGTAAATTTATTAAGGGCCGCTATACTGCCAACGCGGCCAAAGGCGAACGACTGGTATCTTCTGAATTCCAGCTCACTGTTGCAGGCCATGAAGATATCAGCGTACTGGTTCGCACGTCGCAAATTCCTGAAATGACCCGCGAGGATGTGGAGGACTATGGTCCGAATGGTGTGAAGTTCAACCAGCACGGACCAATTCGAAACTCTGGGGAAATCCAGGTCCAGTGCGTGGAGACTATCGAAGGCGATATTCTTCAGTTCATCAAGGATCGCATTGCGGCGAAGGACTATGTTGATATCACGATGGCTGCTACCCCTGAATCCAAATCTTCCGGGGTTAACGCTGTGACAAAAGCTGCTACAACAATTGAAATGTTGGACTGCAAAATCTACAGTGATGCAATCGACTTTAGTACCGAAGATGTGACTGCCGCTGTGCGCCCGTCACTTCGTATCGTTTACAACTGGATTGAGTGGGATTAAGAGTCACCCCTTGTATTTTAAAGCTCCTACGGGAGCTTTTTTGTGCTTAAATTATGCCGGTATAGCGAAATTTTGAGCATATTATGGAAATTGATTTTTCATACTCTCCTGAAACGATAGAACGAAGATTCGAAATAATTGGATGCAAAACTATTTCAGAGGAGCATTATTGGATTCTCTATGATGCCAATACATGGTTATGTGCCTTAGCAGAATGTCGGCCATCGTTATGTGCAGGGGAGGGAGGACTTCGACATAAGGTGCTGGCTACACTTGATCGATAGGAATTTAAATCCCAAAAAGATTAAAAAAACACCCAAAAACGGATGTTTATTCAACACTG